CGTTGGCAAGACCGTCATCAACGCTGTCAGTTGGTAAGTCAAATAGTTCTTCGAGTTTTCTTGTCATACGGATATTTACCGGCGTTTACCGCCTTGACGGAAGATATCATCTTCTGTGATAACACGAAACTTCAAGCCGTTTCTTGCACACCACTTGCTAGCAGCATCCCATTTAGCATAGTTAATAGCAACAATAGCTTTGTCTCTGTTTGATGCTTTGCTTTCTAATACACTTTGTTTTTTAGGTTTGATTTCAATTAGCTCAGTGATAACTTGGTTGTGGCGGTTCTTGTACTGTATGAGAAAGTCTGGAATATAACGTGTGGGCTTACCTGTTAGTGGATGCCTATAAGGAATAACAAGGCTTTCGCTTGCCCAGCTCACAATGTTATCATTGTTATCGCAAAAACGCATAAACGCAAGTTCCCATCCACTGCGATACTTAGGTGCACCTTTTCCTGCATATTTGGCTTGATTTAAAACTGTGTAATACCCTTGCTGATAGTTATTAGCCATGGGTCACCTATATATAGACGTTGCGGGCTGCGAATTGATTTGGAGTTGCTGTGGTTTTGATTCCTAACAGTGTGGTATTACTGCGTAGGTTGTTTAGATAGTATGCAAGTGTTGCTGTTATTTGCACTTGGTTCTGGTTGCTCATCTCATTGAGAAGAGTTTCAACTGGTATTCCCGAATCTTCACTGATTGAAAAAACGTTTAGTGTAAAGTTTTTAGCAGCAAGTTGATCAGCAAATATACTTGAGAAAAAACTGTACACATTGTCATATGCATTTGCATCAATGATCAATTCACGTTTATAGAATTCGTCGAATACTCTTACAGTTGGATCAGTGCCTGGATTTGTATAGTTTACAGTTGCCATATTATTGTGTCTTTGTCTGTGTTGGAACAGTTACCGGACCACCAGTGGTAGTTGCTGTTGCTAAACGTGGAGTTGCTGGGGCATTGATACCCACTGCTTGCTGCACTGGCTTATTTGGGAATAAAGCACCTCGTGCTGCACCCGGTAAATCCTGCTTAACTGTGTTTCTCAATATATCTCTTGATTCAGTTTGGAAAATCTGTTGCAAATCTCTACCTTTAAATGTTTGGAACGCTGCACCACCTTTTTGTATTGCACCAATAACACCAGCAAGGTTGCCAGCACTTAGATCAGTAACAATACCTGCTGCCGCGTCAATCAATCCGCCTTGTCCAAAGATTGATTGTGTGCTACCAGGTCTTGATAGCGGTGACTTAACTGTGTCATAGTTACCAGGGTTAGCAAAAGTAGGTATGCCGCCATCTGGTGTACTTCCAGTTAACGCTCCATGATAATACTTAACTGTTTCGTAATCAAAGGTAAAAGTATTTTGCATAATGCCGGCACCTTCGGTGTAGTTGTAGGTATCATGCTCAAAACTTGAAATAATAGGATTGATCAGTGTGTAGGCTGACCATTTGTGATCGTTAAAGCCAAAGATTGTAATGTCACGGAAGAATGGAGGTTTGCCGCCTCTGCTACCTGTGCTATCAGTATAACTTTCGCCAATGTATCCCCAATCGTTGATTTCTCTGTCTTGTGTATAGATGTCTCTGTTGTTGTAAGGAAAAGCTGCACCTGGATCAACACCTTGTGCATTTTGTCCCATACTGCCGTTTGTTACTGCGGCATCCCAGTATTTTTGACTGGCATCTTTGTAATAGTATGCATAATAGTTGTACCACAATGCTCGTGATAAATCACTGGCATCATCATGCATAATACAAGTAATAGGATCATATTCAATTTGTGTTTGAACTTTGCGTTTTCTGTTATATTGATTCATAGTGTCAACACTAAACTTGTAGCTAGGAAGTTTAACTTCTTTTACTAGCAAGCTCAGGTTGGTTAAATCTTGTGTTTGAAATACATTGCGCAGTTGTGGAATTTGATCTATATTCAAGTTGAACACAACATGAAAAAGAAATTTCCTACGCGGAGCAAGCGCACCGTTATTGCTACGGAACGTCTTGCTAGCATGCGTATAGTCTTTTAGGAAATCGCTGCCAAAGAATCCTTTGAGAAAGTCTTCGCCGAAGGCCATAAGTTACTCCTTATTAGCCAGTAATAACGTCGCCGAGTGTTCTTCCTACAGTAGATCCAATGCCTGTGCCAAGTGGTGTTTGTACAGCATTATCAAATCTCATTGTGATTTCAATAGTTGCTGGATCGTTTGAACCATAATCCAAATCACCATAGTTGGCAGTTACCAAGAAGCAACCATACAGTTCCCATGTCTCAAGTACAACTGGTGCGCTAGTGCCATTGCCACCATCAAGTACTTCACAACGTGTGGTAAACTTGTAATCAATACCAGAACTAGCTGAAGCCTGTTCCATGGTATCCATTTGTTTCTGTAGTTGCTCACCAATAAGTCTAGTAACATGTCCACCTGCATCGTCACGGAAGGTTGCAGTTGTAGAATCCCATGTTTGACGACCGGCTAGGTAGATACGACTGTTGTAGATTGGAATTTCAATCTCTTCAAAGTTAATCGTTGGGCGATTAAATGTCATTACCTGTTTGGTAAGTTCTGTTCTAGGTGTAGATACACCAAGGTTTTCAAATATCACACGGTAGCGATATTTTAGTTTTGGCATTAACAGACCTTGGGTTGGACTACTCTGGTCACTGGCCAAAGGCACTGTCATTCTTGTTAGCGATGATACGGCCATGTTATAATTCTCCTATTACAATAGTTATTTATCTAAAATCAGCCACAAAAAAATGAGGCCTAAACCTCATTTTTCTGCATTTAAAGTAGTTTAAACTGCGGCTGAGCTTGCTACGTTACCAGCAGCAATTTCGCCTGTGTTCTTGATTCTAACTGGAATGTAGATGAATTCAACAGCTTTGACCGGCTCAATAGCAACGTCAACATATAGTTCGTTTCTATCAATACGCTCTGGTGTATTGTTTGAATCATCACAGACCACCAAGTAGTCGTAAATACCGCGTTTTGCAACTAGGTCAATCATTAGACTCTCAACAGCGTTCTTGATTTCGTCACGTGTTAGTTGATCGTTTGGTTCGAACACAAAGTTCTTGCCAATAACTTCAAGTCTGCCACGAATGAATGCAACAAGTCTTGCAACGTTGATTCTATCAAGTGAGCTCTGTGTGTATGTTGTCTTGTTACCATAGTTGAGAATGCCACTACCCGGAATGAATGTAATTGGGTTGATGCTGTTCTCATACAGTGTATCACGTAGACCTTGGCGAATTGCTGTTTGTACAAACTCACCTGTCTGTGCGTTAACATAACCTAGCTGACTGGCGTTGTCTACTGTACCACGGCGTGTACCTGCTGGTGCTAACCATGGATAAGCAACATCGTCTGAACGTACAATAGTTCTCAACATCATGTGTGATGGTGGAGCAACCACTGTAGCACCGCTTAGGTCAGTTGTTTGACAACTTGGATAGAATACACCAAAGTATGGATCTGATGTTGTTAAGCCATCACCGTCTGCATTGGTTGCCCAGTTAACAATGTCTGTGCCATTGTCTGCTAGACGCATTGGTGTGTCGCCAATTATAAACGCTGTGTTGTTGCGCTCGTTGTTTAGTGCTACCATGTTGGTTGCAAGTTCTGGATAGTTAGGACATGCAATCAAGTTGTACTGACGCTGCTCTTCACGAAGCTCTTGTGAGCCATCGATACTGGCTTTCATTGCAGCAACAACAATTGCTCTTACTGCTTTGCGGCCTGCATACATAGCACCATTTGATTGGTTACCACTTGCTGTTACCCAAGCATCTTTAACAGTTGGTAGAGCACCATATGTGCTTGCAGGGAAATCTGCACTGTTAAAGTAGTTAACCTGGAAGCTCTTTACATTGAAGCCTGAACGTCTTGTGTTCCAAACCAATGTACCTTCTGGATATAGTGTAGGATCAGGTTTGTCTAGATCAACATAGTCGCTAGTTAGCAAACTAACAATAGTTGGAATGTCGTCTGTGATTGGATCAGTTGTTCCGTTACCGGCCCAACGTACATCGCCAAACAAGATACCATTCTGTGTTGTTTGATCTGTGTTGTCGATCAATACCCACTGATCAACTGAATCAACACTCTGCCAGCGATAAATCTGCGGATAGTTGTCTAGATCTGCTGTTGAAATCCACAAGTCACCGTATACCAATGCACTGTTGTCGCTTTGTAGTGTAGGAGCACTTGCAGAAACAATTGGACCATTTGGAGAAGTTGTTGTTAGATCGTAGCCACGAATATCGCTGCTTACATTCTGATAACCTTTCCATGTGCCACCACTTTGAATCATGATGTCAGCTTGGTCAGTTGCACTGTAGTACCAGTATGTTCCGTCTGCTGGATCAATACTTGGTGCTGTTGCACTTGCAGTGTAAACTGGTGTTGAACCATAACCTAGTGGGATCCAGTTACTTAGGATTACATCACTGTCGTTACCTGCTCTGACTTGACCAGTTGTAACTGCGGTTGTAATGCCTGCATCTGCTACTGGTGTACCACTTGTGTCTTTAAGCACAATGTTACCGCCTAGTGTATGTTCAATTTGAACTGCACCAGTTGATAGTACTCTTGCTGTGGTGTTAGCAACGTTGGCTGCTGTAAATGCTGCAACAAAGTCTGCTGCGGTTGTGCCACCTAATGTAGCTGTAACTGCTGTTGTTAGTGTGGTGCTATTTTTTGCACTTGCTTGAATTGTAAATGTTTCCAAGTTTACAAAAGTTGGAGCAGTTTCTGTTCCTGTTACCAGTGTTGCGCCAGTTGTGTATCTTTCAAACACTTTGTAAGTGTAAGTGTCGTTGCCACTTACATCATTTTGTGCATAAAGTGCGCCAGTTGCAATGTTTGTTCCGCCGCCTGCTGGATCAAGAGTTTTCTGTGCTGTTTGATCGTTTGCATAAACTGGGCAGTTCTGTGTAACAAAAGTGTCTGTTGTTGCATCATATTCTCTAACAACTAGGTTTGCACCTGAGTTAACGTTGTTGGTCTTTGCCCACACACTGCCTGTTGGATGAGGCTCACTGCCTGTTGCTGCCCAACTTGGGTTGGTATAGTTAGGTGACATTTGCAATGTTGGAGCATAGTAAGGCTTGGTTGCACTTGCAGTAATCTGTAGCTCTGAAAGCAATGTAGTACTGTTACCATTTTCCAGCATCAAGATGCCGTTGCCGTCGTCAGTTGATCCGTCATTTGAACCGTTACTATCAACATAGATGTTAAGTTTACCATTTGAAACA